CCACACATTCTTTGTGCGGTGTTGCCTTAAAACATATTTATTTACACTTCAATCTCCATGCCGTTCCGCAGCGTGAAGGTCAGCTCACCCTCAATTCCCACAACGACCTTCTCCACCATCAGCCGCCAGAGCTTTTCATCGAACTCATGAATCATCATGTCAGTTTTTTCAAGCTCTGCAATCATGCCGAGCAGTAGCTCCTTCCATGAGAGACGTTCAGCTTTTTTGTGCTGCAAGCTCTGAAGATTACTCTCAACCTCGTTCATCTGCTTCTCATATTCAGCAAATCTCTGACTGTAGAGTTTCTGATCCTGTGCGTTTTCTGCGTTTTCCTTGATAAACGCCTGCATGACCGCTGTTAGTTCATCTGCCCTGATTTGCAGGGTGCCGATCTGCTTGTCAAAGGCTGAACAGTCGGAAAGCATATCCACGATCTGTCGGCAGGAAGCTACGAAGTTCTCCTTATCAGCGGCGATCCGATTACACACCTCGATGAACCGCTTTTTTATCTCGTCCTCATAAAGATGTGGCGTTTTACACTTTTCGTTTCCGGAAGACTTGGAAAATTTGTGGTTGCACTGCCAGATCACACGACGGTATTTGGAGGTAGAATGCCAAACTTTAGAGCCGAAGAAACCACCACAGCAGGAGCATACCAGTTTTGTTGAGAAAATGTTACTGCTGCTGTAGACCTTTCCAATTTCCTTGCGCCTTGCTATTTCCGCCTGCACAAGCTCAAATTCCTGCGGATCAATAATCGGAGGATGGCTGTCCTCGATGAAATACTGTGGAACTTCACCCTCGTTGACCTTCTGTTTTTTCGTCAGGAAATCCACAGTAAACTTCTTTTGCAGCAGCGCTGAGCCCTTGTACTTCTCATTCGTGAGAATGCTTTCCACAGTTCGTGTGTACCACTTCTCACCGCCGGCAGGGGCGGGAATATTTCGGCTCATCAGAAACTGTGCGATCTTATAGTATGAAAGCCCTTCCATGAAAGACTTGTATATGAGCTTAACAACCTCAGCCTCCTCCGGTACGATCTCAGGAAGCCCGTCCTCTCCCTTACGATATCCCAAAAATCGTCCGTAAGGCATTGTGACCTTGCCATCCGCCATACGCTTTCGCTGTCCCCATGTCACATTCTCCGAAATAGATCGGCTTTCTTCCTGCGCTAAAGAACTCATGATGGTTATCATAAGTTCGCCCTTGGAGTCCAGTGTGTAGATGTTTTCTTTTTCAAAGTAGATCTCCACGCCCTTTTCCTTCAGCTTTCTGAGCGTCGTCAGGCTGTCCACAGTGTTTCGGGCGAAACGAGATACTGATTTCGTAACAATCAGGTCAATTCTGCCTGCCCATGCATCTGCAATCATGGCATTAAAACCGTCTCTGTGCTTTGTATTGGTCGCTGAGATGCCCTCGTCTGTGTACACATTGACAAATTCCCAGTCATCACGCTTTTGGATGTATTCAGTGTAGTAAGAAACCTGTGCTTCGTAGGAAGTAAGCTGTTCCTCGGAATCGGTCGATACTCGTGCATATCCGGCTACTCTGCGCTTTTTGGGCTTATCCAGCGGCATGAATGTAGCCCTATCAAGTTTTGCCGGAATAATTGTTACTCTTGACATTTCTTACCTCTTTTCTTGCTGTGCTCAGCGGCTTTTTTCCGCATTTCAGGTGTCCACGCTTCTGTGCGTGAGTGGTCAAGCCAGCGAACCGTCTGCTCATGCCCGTCTTTGAAAAGAAAAGTCAACACATTTGGTTTCGACACGAGAATGTTCTCAATCTCAGACTGGAATACCTCGTTGTCAAATTCATCAAGCTGCAAGACCTCACAAACCTTGTCATACAGAATATCTTCCGGTATCTGCTTGGACTCCGGACAGAATTTTTTGCCCCGCGCGTTGTAAGTCCAGCAGATCCAAGTCACTCGGTATTTCTGCACCTTTCTGCGGTAGTATTTTCCGCAGCAGTCACAGTGTATCATTCCTGTCAGCGGATATGTGTTTGTCGTGGGGGAGGCAGGAGTAAATCGCTGATTTTCTTTCAGAAGCTCCTGTACGGCGAGGAAGGTCTCCTTGTTGATAATCGGTTCATGTGTTTCTTCAGCATAATACTGCGGCAATTGTCCTTTATTCTCTATTTTCCGTTTTGTGATATGATTCTCCCTGAATGATTTCTGAAACAGAATATCTCCGCAGTATTTTTCATTCCGCAGGATCCTGCGAATGGCTTCAGAAGTCCACTGACAGCCGTTTTTCGTCAGGATATTCAGTTCGTTCAGCTTGTTCGCAATCGACTGTCTGCCGATTCCATTGAGAAAGTCTGCAAAAATCATACGAACGGTCTCTGCTTCCTCCGGTATGATCTCCAGTACGCCCTCCGAGTTTCTCTTGTAGCCCAGCATGATGACTGTACTCACCTTTCCGAACTCAAAATCCTTGCGGATGCGCCATTTCTGATTTTCACTTGCGGAGTAGCTTTCCTCCTGCGCATAAGAGCCTAAAAGCGTCAGCATGAACTCTCCATCCGGGCTGATCGAGTGGATATTCTGCTCTTCAAAATAAACATCCACCCCCAGTTCTTTCAGCTCACGGACGGTCTCCAACAGCGTAACGGTGTTTCGGGCGAACCTTGAAATTGACTTTGTTATGATAAGATCGATGCGTCCGGCGCGGCATTCGGAGAGTAATCTTTGAAAGTTCTCTCTGTTGTCCTTTGTACCGGTCAGGGCTTCATCGGCGTAAACACCGCAGAACAGCCATTCCGGATTGCTTTGAATCAGCTTATTGTAATAGCTGACCTGTGCCGAAAGGGAATGCAGCATTGCATCCTTACTGCTTGAAACTCTGGCGTAAGCTGCCGTTCTCAGCAGCTTGACTGTGGGTTTGTTGGGGAACTGAACCTTCTGAACGATGCGTTCATGATTCTCCACACAGCACCACCTCCTTGCTTACCATGTTACCGCCTATTAGGGGATAAGTCAACGATTTTATGCTGTTTTCAACGGAATATGCTGCACGAAGATATGCCGTATTTCTGCGCTATCCTTGTATCAATTTTAGCGTACTCTGCCTTGGTGATAAGGGAGCGTTTCAGCAGGGAACGCACCCATGTCATAACAAGCTGATGGCGGAAGAGAGCGTTAAAAGTGTCACTATTCATGCGTTACCTCCTTGGATTTGCCGTAGCAGGTACGGGAACAGTAAATGCGGTGCTTGCTTTTATATGCTTGAAATGTTTTTCCGCAGACCGGACAGGTGTGATTTACAAGGGATACGCAGTGAATCAGATTTGAATGCGCAGTCCACCATAGCTGACGGCACTTGCCACAGCAGAACTTTTTTGCCTTGCGTTTCGGTGTCTGAGGGATTTCAGCGTGACATTGCATACACAAACGCAGGCTGTTTCTGACCTTCACATATGTTTGCAGTTCATGCCGCTGGCAGTATGATTTTACAGTATTAACGGATAAATCAAGCTGTTCAGCGATTTCCTTGCAGCTTGTACCGGCTTGCCGCAGTACGCTGATCTTTTCTTTCTGCTTATTTGTCATTCGCTCACACCCCCACATATAGAAAAAATAGTGGGCAGAGAATAACCCCTGCCCGAAAAAAATCACGCTTTCACAAGCGTTCCCTTATAAGTGTCATTGCTGATAGTGATAGTAACCGCTGCGGCACCCAGCACATTGGGCGCAGGCGTGGAAGATTTCGCCCAGCCGTTCAGTCCCTTATTCTTGATGACTGTGGGAAAATCCTTATAGCAGATATCCAGATCCACATTGCCGTTGATGCCTGCAACCTTGCCTTTGCTGCTGTACTGCCAGATGGCATAGGCACTGCTGTAGTTGGTCTGATTGACCCAGTGCGCCAGCCAAATGGTGTAGCGGCTCTTGATATCATCGGCACATTGTAACACATACATTCAGTGATTTTTCTTGAAAAAAGTCTTGTGATGTGTTATAATCAGTATGTATAACTATCAATTGTGAGGTGAACATATCTTGGATCTGTCGTTTTGCTTTCATCTTCTGTGTTTTTATCAGGTAATTTTATAGTAAATTTTTTAGTAACAGCGATTATTTTAGCGTTGATTTCTTTTGTGAATTTTGAGGACAATTTGAAGCATAGATTCTTTTTGATTTTTATCTATCTTCTGATTATATCACTCGCTGATCCAATCGTAATTGGAATACTGTATGTGGTAAACGTAGGAATGCCGGAAGAATTCCTGCAAAGCAGCATTGGAAGATACCTTGGCATAATTGGAACAGATATCATATATCTTTGGATCATTAGTTTCACACACAGATTTTTAAAAAAACGTATTCGTGACCTTCCTGTAAGATACTGGATTCTGATAATGGTAATTCCTATATTCAGTATTTTTATTCTTCAATTTATGATCGACAGCATTACACTCAATGCCAAACATACAAATTACGTTGCCCTTGGTCTTGCAATAAGTGGAATTTCTTACATAAATATCACGATGTTTCATTTCTTTGAGAGCTATGAAAATAAGATAAAGCTACAATATCTTGAAAGGCTGCGGCAACAGGAACAGAAAACTATAGTATGCTTGCTCTTACGCATAAACAAATTAGGGAATTTAAGCACGACATTGAAAATCAATTTTCCGTATTACGTGACATGATAGAATCGGGCAAAACAAAAAAACATTGGAATATCTTGATGCGCTTGGGGGATTTGTAAGGCATTCAAACTGTTTGTGTCATACCGGAAATAATGCTGTTGATTCTATTGTAAATACGAAGGGTTCTCTTGCCCAGACTTATGGTATTAAGTTTATATGCAGAGTAAACATTGTTTCGGAAATTAAAGCTGATGAAATGGAGTTGTGCCGTATTCTTGGCAATGGGCTGGATAATGCGATTGAAGCTTGTGAAAGATTGAAAAATGTCAAAAAGCATATTTTGCTTAGCATAAGTGAAGATAAAGATAATCTGCTTATCTCCATATCCAATACTTCTGATGTGGTTGATACAGAAAATCTATCTTCAACAAAGAAAAAGACAGGTATGCACGGAATCGGAGTAAACAGTATAAAATCATCAGTGGAACGGCTGAAAGGAGTTGTAAAATTCAGTTATAAGGAAGGTGTATTTAAGCTGAATGTAGTTGTGCTAAACAGTTAAAATGTTTTACGACAATGCATTTCATTACATAAAACCCCGCTTTCATTACATTTGGAACAAAATCCATTGACAGGAATAAATATCATGTGCTATGATTTTTAGCAGGAAGTGATCAGAAATGGTTTCTAATATTCAGGCTCAATACAATAAGTCTGTATGTATCAAGCGGAATATTTCTATCGGCGTTTGCAGTGGTTATGGGGAGTCGTTTGAATCGAGGTGATGAGTGTTAAAGACGAAAAGGACAAAAGATGTATTTTGGCAATTGTAATTCTTGCTCTTGTAAGACTGGCGCTGTATCTTGCGAATGGCAGTGCTTGCGGATTCACGTTTTATCAGCCGAAAGAACCTGATTTACATGAGCTGTTTGAAAGGAGTGATCTGGAATGAAAAAGCTGATGAAACTTGCAGCGAAGGCTTCTACTGTTCTTGCTGCTATGGCAATGTTTGTTGCCACATCTTCTGTTTCTACTTGCTGTCATTGTTGGTTTGCACAGCCTGTTGAACCGGAGGAACTGAGAAATCTTGTGAACAACAATAAGTAAAAACACGAACTATGAATGGAGGATACCATGAAAAAAGCAACTAAGTTTAAACGCATTCTTTCTGGTGTGCTGAGTGCGGTAATGGCGGTTAGTGCTGTGCCTATCGTTTCAGCTCAAGCAGAAGAAAGTATCGAGCCGTATCCGTATACTATGTTCGCCGCTTCAAGTGATGATGGTGCGATTACTGTAAATGCAGGAAATTTCTGCATAAACGGTAATGTAGCTACCAATGGCACTATTGTTTCAAGCGGAAATGTGAACGTAAACGGAACAAAGACCGAGAGTGCCGAAGAATCCATGATCTTTATTTTTGATAGTTGGACTTATCGGAGAGCCGTTTGAAATAGAATCTAAATCTCAATTTGATACAGCAACTATTACTTTTAAAATTGACCAGATCAAACTTGGCGATATAGCGCTTGACAATCTACTATTTTTGTGGTATGGTAAAGAAAACTATGAATTTGTTGAAATGGAAACTATTCACGATGCAATAAACAGCACAGTAAGTATTACTACCACACATTTCAGCAAATATATGGTTGTTGATAAGTTTCAGTGGTATGAAGCTTGGGCGCAAAAATTTAATTATAATCCAGGAAAGACAGAATCTCATGCACCTACTATAAAATACAACACTGTTCTTACAATTGACTGTTCAGGAAGTATGGACAGCAACGATAAAATAAGTATCAATTCTGGAATTTCTTCTGCATATGATGGATTATTTCCAAAGACTTGCCAAAGAATTAAAGCTGCTACTGAGTTTGTTCGTAATATGAACAGTACAGACAAATCTGCAGTGGTTCTTTTTACTGACAATGCAAGTACAGTACAATCAATGACAGATAATAAAGAAGATTTGAAGTTATCGTTGCAGAACATTACAAATAATGGAGGAACTAACTTTTATGCTGCACTGACAGAATCTTATAAAGCGTTCGATGATAGCACTGTTGGAGATGTAAATACTGATAATAGAATTATACTTCTTTCTGATGGTGAAGATGGAAGTTACAATGCCACGCTTTCTTTGCTTAATTCTATTTATGGTGAGAGTAGCACTGATAAGAGAAAGTCTATTAAAATCTACACTATTGGTTTAGGCTCGTCATATGAATCAAGACTCGAAGAAATAGCTAATATTTCACATGGAGAGTTCTTTAAGGCATATACTGCTGATGAACTTGTTGATATTTATACTGAAATCGGTATTGGTGGGGATTTTGACACTACAGATACCGATGGAGATGGACTGTATGATGCGGTTGAATCAGCGGGAATAAGACTTCAAAATGGAAAAATTCTCTATAATTGTGACCCTACAAAATCCGATACTGATGGTGACGGTTTAAAGGATGGCGAAGAGATTGACCCCACTATTCGTAGAAAAAATAATTATTGGGGTCCTCCTGAGCTTGCTTCGCATTGTTTTGGACAGTACTATTTTGTAATGATATCTAACCCAACTAAAAAAGATTCTGATTTTGATGGATACTCTGATAAGGATGAATTAAATACATATCATTCCGACCCGTTGCACCCTGATGTAAAAGAAGCATTTCTCTCTAATCAATACACTAAAATTGATACTTCCTACGATTCAACTTTAAGTAACAGCAACTATGGTGGATATCAAGGATGGTTTTATGATGAAAATGAGTCGAAAAAAAACAGCCTAAGCAGGAAACAGTTATCTGGAGGCGGATGTGGTGTAATCGCAAGCAGTGATACAATACTTTATATGCAAAAATACCACGAACTCAATCTAACGAGCGTGAACACTTCAAATAGTAGCATAGATTATTCTGAATACGAAAATTTTGTACAATCTTATGCAGAAAATTATCTTACACCATTTGATGTAGAATCCATAGTAGTAGGCAGTGTAACAAAGGAAAATACAAAAGTTAAAAGACCTCTTTTTTATACATCATGGGAGGGAGTCTTTTATGATCTTCTTGATGAATTTACTTACGCCTGTGCACAAGATGCAGCAAAATATCTCTCTGATGCTATCACCGATAGTACCGGAACTTGGGGTTGCGATCCATTTAGTTTAGCCAATAGCCTGAACAAATATTACGTCGATCAAGGTATAAATGATATTGAATATAATTATTATATGACCGATACGAACTCTCGTGAAGAATTAGAAAAGAATATATTGAAATCTCTTGACAAAGATATTCCATCAATTATGATGGTTGGTATTTCAGGAGCAACGCCTTATATGTATGATGGAGAAACTGAAATGAATCGCTCTATGAAAACCCATTTTGTGACAATAACTGGTCTAAAAGTTGACGAAATCTCTGGTGTTACTACTGCAACTATTTCTACTTGGAGTAAAAAAGCGTATATTGACTTTGAAGGCTTTATGGAAGCTTCTGGTTTAGTTGGGGGGTGTGGCCGTAGCTTCATAATTTGTCTACTAAATTTGATTTTCGGGAGTCACAAATGAAGAAAATCTATTTAATTTTAATTATTTTTTTATTTTTAATTGCGTCAGTATATATTTGTTCTAATAATACGTGTAAAAGTAAAGAAGTTTTACCATCACAATCAGCAAATAGCTCAAGTGGTTCATATTGGACTTATGAGTTAAGCACGGAAGATATTATTAGGGAAAAACAATATTATGAAAGTAAATTTCCACTTAACTTCGGATCAGGTTATAAGCAAAATTGGATATTTGAAATAACTGGTGAGGGGGGAAGTAACTGTAAATTGGATTGCATACTCCGGCGATTCAATTGATATTAAGAAATCCTACGACATAACATATTATTTTGAGAATGATGGTAGTTACCAAATAATGTCCCCCTGAATC